ATCGGAACAGGAGGCTTTATAGCCACTATCGAATTGGCCCCAATTAACGAAGCACTTGGTTTCTGCGTAGGACTCGCGACTTTTATCTATATGGGAGCTTCCGCTATAAAAGTAATAAGAGATCTTAGAAAGAAGTAGTATGACACCAGAAATAATAGCACTGCTAGGAGGCGGCGTAAGCGGCTTTATAATGAAGATGATCGCTAACCAAGCGGAGACTCAGGCTCGTTTATTCGAGCAGACTCTAGCGAAGCAGAAAGTAGCGGACGTATCCGCAAACGAAGCTGCAGCTAGAGGAGGAGCTTTAATGCGTCGAGTTATTACTTGCGTAGTCCTATTCGCTATTATCGTGGTTCCGACTGTCGTCGCTTTTACTGATGTCGGAGTCAGCGTCAGTCGAGAGACGGACGGATTCTTAGGATTCTTTAAAACTGTTAAATGGGAAAAGATTAGCGGATATGTTATTTTACCAGAGGTAAGACAGACGACTCTAGCTATCGTCGGATTCTACTTCGGATCTTCTCAAGTTAAATGAATGAACTCTTAGGAGTTATATCCGCGCTCTGGCCTGTATCATTAGGACTTATAACTTTAATCGTAGTCCTAGCTAAGATGCATTATAACATAACGTCTTTAACGGAAAAAGTTAAAGTCCTCTTCGACTTCCATAATCGGAAGAAGTAGCCAACTCTTTACAGCCAATCGATATTCGATATCGATCTATATAGATGACTCCTAACCAACAGCAGATAGTAGACGCTTATATTAAAGCAGGAAGCTTTTCTGGGGCAGCCAAGTTGCTAGGAAAGGATAGGAATAATCTAAGGAAAGTTATAAAGCTGCTAGAAGCTAGAGGGGAAGTTCCTTGGCGTTCTAAAGCTCCTACGCCCAATCATCTCGAAGTAGCTAACTCTACTGTTCAGTATAACGCACAAGGAGAAGTAGTTCAGGAATGGAGGAGACAGTTTCCTTCTATCGAGCTTCTAAGCGATATAGTCGAAGGACTCTGCGACCAAGCTAGAGGCAAGGGCAAAGCTCCTAAGATAAAGAAGAGATCGAGAGACGACATTCTATTCGAGATAGATATCTACGACGCGCACGTAGGCATGTATGCGGACGAGAAAGAGACTTTAGACGAGAACTACGACTGCGATATCGCGTCGCGTCGTATGATCGAAGCTACACAGGCTCTAGCGGATCGAGCGGATAGTCCTAGTAAATGCGTTCTAGTCTTCGGAGGAGATATGCTGCACGTCGATAATCGATCTAATCAGACTCCAGCGAGCGGACACGTCCTAGACGCGGACGGACGTTATCATAGGATAGTCGATTACATTATATCTGCCTGCCGAGAATGCGTCGATATAGCTGCGAGAATAGCCCCTAGCGTCGAGATCGTCGTCCTAGAGGGTAACCACTCCGCTCACTCCGAATTATGGCTAGGAAGAGTCCTAGAAGCTTTCTATTCGAACTGTCCTAATATCGAAGTTAAGACGAATCCGAATCCTCGAAAGCATCTTATCTGGGGGGATAATCTCCTCGTCTGGGCGCACGGAGATCGAGTTCCTGCCGTGAAGTGGCCTTTGATTATAGCGGCAGAGTTCGCTAAAGAATGGGGAGCGACTAAGTATCGGCATCTAAAATGCGGACACGTTCATCATAAGAAGTCTATGGCTCCCGTCGTTATAGACGAGCAGAGCGGACTCGTAGTAGAGTTTCTCGAAGCTCTCTGCGCGACGGACGCTTGGCACGCGAACTCTGGTTATATCGGATCGCAGAAAGGAGCGAGCGCGTTCGAATATCATAAGAGCGAAGGACTACTAACGAGACACTTTAAAACTGTATGAGGATCATCGCGCTAACTGGACCGAAGACTGTAGGAAAAACTACTGTAGCGAACGCCATAGCGGATAACGTAGATAAGATAGTCTATATAATGTCTTTCGCGGAACCGATGAGATCGATGCTCGAAGCGATCGGAATCGAGAGTATCAATTTGCATCATCCTTCTTTAAAGGAAAGTCCGATAGAAGGATTAGGAAAGAGCGCGAGAGAACTACTACAGACTCTAGGAACGGAGTGGGGTCGAGGAATGGTTAGCGAAGGCATCTGGCTCTGGGCGATGTCTAAGAAAATAGACGAGGCCCATTCCGACGGAGTAGATATAGTCGTAATCGACGACTGCAGATTTAATAACGAAGCGGACTGGGTATCTAATCTAGGAGGATCTGTTATCCGACTAGAGAGAGACGGACACGCATACGGAGAAGACGGACACGCAAGCGAGCAACCTATCGACGAATCTAAGATCGATCTAACTTGTGACGCTGCGGACGAATATAAATCTGCAGAGAAGATTATCGAATATGCGATCTGATAGATTAACATATAATCTATTATTGATGCAGGCGACGGAAGACGGATTCGAAAAAGCTAAGGCTATCTTAGGAGAACACTTTCCGAACTATGCTATCGTGGTCCAGTATGAGGACGGAAGCGTTTGGCACGAAGCGAATAACTCTCTAGTCGAGAAGGCTCTATATATAGAAGCTCTCGATATGCTAAAGGAAGAAAGACGAGCGGACGAAGAGTTCGACGTAGACTGGGATGATGAAGACGAGGACGAGGACGTAGATCGCTCTTGGCTCGACGACGACGACGACGAGGAAGCCTAACCGGCTCCGAAGCTAGATATATACTAGCGTAGACGTGTGCGGGGTTTTAAAATAACCTTGACAGTATTTTCATACCTGCTACTATGAAAGTCGAAAGTGAGGGATTCACCCGATCTAAAACTAGTAAAAATACGACATATGATTACTAATCAAAAAGCACTAAAGAAGTTAGCTATAGAGATGGCTAACGACTACGACGATAACTCGAAGACGAGAGTCTCGAAAGATTTCCTCAAGCAGTTAGAGGAAGTTACTTACTACGTTACCATGCAGATGGTAAGAACTCAAACCTCCGACAAGGGTATGACGTTAAAGTCTACCGACTGGGGCGACCGAGTCGTCCATCGAGGAAAAGAGATCGATAGAAAGGAGGAGATCTAAGATGGAAGATAATCGAGACTGTGCGGTCAGAGCTTTGCAACACGCGGGCGGCTACGAGTATAACGAAGCGCAAGCTATTATGTCCTACTTCGGTAGGAGACTAGGAAGAGGTACACCTTGGGCTACTATCCATAAAGCGTTCGATAAGACTCTGCGCGTTAAAACTGGGAAACGCTATATCGGTAAGACAGTTTATAAAGCTCTCTTAGGACTTCCGAAAGTCGGAACTTATATCATAAGCGTTCGAGGACATATCTTTACTTATAAGGACGGAGAGATAAAGGACTGGATGCAGAGTAGTAGCAGGATGAAGATCGATCAGCTCTGGATAGTAAAGGGTAAGAAGAGGACACGAGCTATCGATAAAGTTATAGAGGAAGGATCGAGGCAAGTCGTAGATCCTAAGAGACGGAAAAACAGGAAGAGCTATAATATCGGAATCCCCATAGTTTATCCTATTAGCGAAGTAGGATCTTATAGGATCGGACGCTATCTAGCTTACTCTAAGGACGAAGCTAGAGATTACGCGAAGCGTAGAGGAGGATATCTCTGCGAAGATAAGTGGAGAAAAACATGAGAAAAAGGGTATTGACTCGCGGCCCAGACATCTACTCTCTCTTATATATCGACGCGATTCTCGTCTCGATACTAATCCAAAAAATACGACCAATGACTAACATCCTCGAAAAACTAACACGCTCCTACGCTCTACTCTTCGTAGTATTCGTAGCTCTTCCTTCTATCCTTCGAGTAATCGAATCTCTCTAATCCTAATCCTAATACGACCTATGAAAGTAATCTACTTACCACTACAGCCTACGCTCGAATCTAACTTTACGAAAGAAGAGCAGGAAATTATAAGCGCGAATTGGGACTACTATATAAGTGTCCGATTCGGAACTCTATCTCCGCGCAAATTCATATCACTTTGTAACGACGTTCTCGAATACGAAAGAGAAGACTAATCCTAATCCTACACACTATGTCGCAATACGCATTAAACAGAACAGTCCGCTACGGACATCAGGGAAATCGCAAGATCGCCCAAGTGAGAACTAGAGTATCGTTCGCAGAATATCTCAAAGCTCTTAATGAAGGAGTCGAGCTAGATACTGAGTGGGAATACACTTCACTTATTACTAAAAAACACGCAGTCAGATATTACAACGAATGCAAAGCAAGTCGTTTCGTAGAAGCTGAGTGGACATCTAACGTCGAAACTAATCCTTTTAAGCCAAACAAATTCGAAGCTAAATAATCTAAACACAAAGTCTCGCTCGCACGACGCGGGCGAGACGCTAATCCTAAAAATAATACGACCAATGAAAATCGAAATCCGCAACTGCAAGACCGACGAGTTCTCTAAATTCTTCGATATCTATATCGACGGAGTAGCTCTCTCCTTTAACTACATCGACGACTCTCATCGCGGAGCTTATCCTTTTAGTCATTATCGACATAAGGATAATCCGAATAAGCTACAGCATATAGATACTCAAATCGCTGCGATTAACCTAAAGCTAGAGAAGGAAGATACCAACTTCGAGATCGAAGTAGATCACGCTCTAGAAGGTTTACGTTTTACTTACGCTCCTCAGGAGGAGATCTTCGCAGGACATATTAACTAATCCTATAACTAACGCGACATATGAAATTAAGAACAGCAATCTCCGACAGCAGTAAACGCTTCGTCCTAGTTCAGTTTAACGTATCCGATAACGCTCAGCTTTCGATAACTAAGAAGCAAGCGCGAGAAGTCTTCGCGGACTACTTAGACTTAGAGGACGAGTTCGAGGACGGACGCTTCGAAGAGAATAATGTAATCGCTGAATTCGATACAGACGGAACCCTATACTTAGCATAACACTATGAATATAATGACACTTATCCTCGCGCTTATCGCAGTCGAATCTAACGGAAACGATCGAGCTATCGGAGACGACGGACTCGCTTACGGAGCTTTACAGATCCACGCTTGCTACGTCGCGGACGCTAACGAGTTCGCCAACGAAGATTGGACTCACGAAGACGCTTACGATCGCGATATAGCTATTAAGATCTTTACCGCCTATATGGACCGCTACGCTACCGAGAAGCGTCTAGGACGGATCGTTACTATAGAAGATATAGCTCGTATCCATAACGGAGGCCCTAACGGATATAAGAAGGACGCTACTATAAATTATTGGCTTAAAGTAAAAGCCGAACTAATCTCTCGCGGAGTTTATCCTCCGCACAACTAAGAACCAAAATAGATAAAATAATATGGCCGTATTAACAGCTAAAGCCGAATCCTCGTCAGGCTTTCAAATCGACGAGCTAGCTCCTAGTGGCGATTACGTCGCTACGTGTATCGACATCGCGGACGAGTTCTCCGTTCAGCGTCGCAAGTATCAATCGGAAGAGATGGAGGACGTAGACGTTACTCGCTTTCTCTTCGGATTTAAAGGACAGGACGGACGACTTTATAAAGTCCAGACGTTCGAGATGAAGATTAGCGGATCTCCGAAGTCTACTCTCTACAAGTTCTTAACCGCTTGGTTAGGAAAAGCTCCTGACTACGGATGGGATTACTGTTCTCTAAAAGGACAGGGAGCGGTTATCTCCGTAGAACACGTCGTCTCTCAAATGGGAACCACGTATCCGAAGATCGCTCGCTTAACTCCAGCGAAGACTAGTCTCGCGGATTATAGCGCGCAGATAGTTCCAGCTACGGAGTTCGGAGCAGTATCTGCTCCTGTTGCTCCAGCAGCTCCTGCAGCTATTCCTGCTAGCGTAGGTAACGCTCTAGCATCTGTCGGAGCGCAAGTAGCTCCGACTCCTCCCGTAGCTTCCGCTCCTGCAGCTTGGGCTCCTGAGACAGGTAATAGCGCGGACTGCCCGTTCTAAATTATAACTAGGATAGCGTCGTCTAATCGGCGCTATCCGCAACCCCCCTTATTAAACATGGCAACATTAGAAAAGAAGAACGATCTCTCTAGCTCGCATTGGTATACGAAGGACGGAGTTCCTGCTTATACGATGAAGAAAGCGAAAGGAGACGGAGAGCGGAATACGACTCTCCGCGACGCGAGGAAGTATAACTTACTTCCTTCTGTAACTACGCTATTCGGAATTATGGCGAAACCAGGCCTAGATCGCTGGAAGCTTAATAAAGCTATTACAGCGGCTCTAGAGACTCCTAGAGACGACGAAGAACCAGACGAGAGATATCATAGTCGTATCCTCGAAAGGAGCTTCGAAGAGACTAGCGCGGCAGCAGAGCTAGGAACTAAGATACACGACGCGATAGACGCTTACTTCGACGGAACTCCTCCTCCAGAGGATCTCGCTCAGTATGTCGATCCGACTATCGAGTATCTAAAGACGCTTAATCTTACGGATATCCGAAGAGAGGAAGTCGTCGTTAATATAGAGCAAGGATACGCGGGGAGAGTCGATCTTCTCGCTCGCTACGGAAACTCGAATATTATCATCGACTTTAAAACGAAGAAGACGAAAGAAGGAGTTAAGGTTACTCCGTTCGATTACCAAGCTACGCAGATAGCCGCTTACGCTATGGCGGCCTTCGGAACTCTGGACCACTGTCTAGGAGCTAACGTCTATATCTCTACGACAGAGCCTGGACGTATCGAGAAGGCGGTCTATTCGCAGCTAAAGCTCGAAACAGAATACGAGCTATTAACTAATATCGCCTCCATCTGGAGACACTTAAAAAACTACGATCCACGATCATGATAAAAGAAAAACTACTAAACACCGTTCGCATAATTAAAGCTACGGAGAAGATAACAGGAAAGCCCGCTAATATACTTAGAGGAGCTTCTCGACTTAACTCCGTAGTCCTAGCCAGAAACCTTTGCTATCGGATAGCGAAGGATCATCTATATCTATCCGATCTAGAGATCGCTCGATCTTTCGGACGAGATAGGAGTTCCGTTACTTACGCTCTAAAGCATACCGATAAGAAGCTAGAGGAGCGGAAGCAGTATAGAAACACGCTAGAAGCTATAGAGGAGGAGCTAGGATTAAATGGATGCTAATACTAACCTAGAAGAACGAGTAGCCGCTAAGATGCGGAAGCTTATTAACGAGCGAGAGATGCTCGCTATCCGTCGTGATCGAATCGAACAGAGACTCTGCTCGATCGATAGAATCCTAATATCTCAGAAGAATCTCTTAGATATTAAAGTATAAATTACCAACTAACTATATATGTCTAGTCACCATGATTCATATACTACTTCGATATCTAACTTCGTCCGATGGGCAGCAGATAGAATCGAACAGGAGATCGAAACTAATGAGAGATGCGAAGAAGAACACGGAACTGCGGAAGTTTTTAAGGACTCACATCGCCTGTCTTATAGCCTATCCGATTCGGATAAGCATAATTATATTAAGGAAGTCGAGAGGGTTTCTAAAGCTAATCCTTTGCTTACTAAACCGGCTGTTTGTGAGATGAGCGGAGTTCATTTTACGACTTACTATAAGTGGAAGAAACAATTAACCAAGAAAGGAATTATTAAATAATATGGATGTAGCTAAAAGAAGTAACGGAGTCTTTCACGCGAGCGCAGAGAAGATCTTAGAGAAAGGACTATCTGTAATGTCGAAAGCTTGCGACGCTCTAACGACTCGTAACATAGAACTCGAAGAAGAAGTCGAGTCGCTGCATCAATATGTAGGAAGACTTAGAGATCGATTACTAGTAGAAACTGGCGAAAAAGAATGACTCGATTCTTAGGAATAGACTGCGGTCTCGATGGAGCTATCGTATCTTTAGAGAACGATAGGATCTTAGATAAAATCTCGATGCCTACTATAAAGGAATCGAAGAAGAGATCTATCGACATCGAGGCCCTGTCTTCCTTTTTCAATAGCGAGTTTAAGAGAGACTTCGTTTACGCGATAGTCGAAGATCCTGGACCACACGCTCCTAGCGCGGCAGGACTACGATCTATGACTTACTCCTTCGCTATTATTAAAGCTCTCCTAGTATCTAATAACATCCGCTATAAATGCGTATCCGCGAGGACTTGGCAGAAGGAGTTCTTCTCTAAGCCAAAAGGAATGAAGGAGAAGTTCGATACGAAAGCTGCCGCTACGATTTGCGCTAAAGAGATTTGGCCTGAAGAAGATTGGCGTAGGACTCTTCGTAGTAAGAAGGACTTCGACGGATTCGTAGACGCGGCTCTGATAGCGGAATATGGAAGGAGGAAGGATGAAGGATAGACTAATAACTTTTATCTATGCCTACTTTCAAGTAACTTTGATCTGTCTTAATACTTGGCAGATCGCTAATAACAAATTAACAGGAGCGATAATCGTCGGCTTTCTTATATCTCTAATCTGGTGTTTCAACACTCAGAGAGTAGCCTTCTCTAATCTATCCGATAAAATAATCTACGCGACAGGAGCCTGTTGCGGAACCGCGAGCGGACTACATATATCTCACTTAATATATTAACTGACTATGAAGAAATCCGAAAT